TTCTTGATTTAAATTAGCTAACATTCCTCTTAATGTTAAAGCTTCATCATAATCAATCATTTCAGGTACAATGTCTTTTTGTTTTTTCTTAGGTAATCTAAAGGCATATTTACCTAAATAAGCACCCGCCCCAGCTGACGTTGATATTTCTTCAACTTCCTCTTCAGCAATACCTCTCATTTGTAATCTTTTATATATGTCTGGGTAGTTATTTCTAAGGTGGGTTCTTACTTTATTTTTTACTTTACGAGCATCATCATATATTTCTACAAATTTTTTATCATCTTTAGTTTTTTGAAAAACTCTTTTAGCTACACTAACTAATTGATCTACTTCTTGATATAATTTATCAAATCCAGGTAATTGAGTAATTTTCCAACTAATTGCTCCAGTTTCCTTATCTATATTAGTAATAGTAGATTTAGATGTCCCATCATCACTAAATTTAACCTGCCCTACTTTAAATGTTTCATAAGGAGAATCAAATTCTTTTTCTGCTTCTTCTTTGGAAGCAGTTTTAGACATTTCGGTAAGTTTATATTTGTGGTTTGCCATTTGCTACTTTTATTTCTTTTACTAATTCATAATATTGCAACAAATCAACTAAATTATCGTTAGAAACTTTAGCTGTTTTTTCTATTTCAACTAAATATTTAGCTACTTCTTGTATTTTAATTTTAGTAGCTTTATCTTTTACTTTTTTAGCTTCATTATTCAAAGTAGCTTGTAATTCATTAATTTTACCATTATAGAAATCTCTTAAACCAGGAGTAGAATCTACAGAATTTATAAATTCTTTCAATACTTGTTTTTGTTCCTTAGATAAATTATCATATTTAGAATTAAATTTTTCTAATAATACTTTATAGGTTAAAATTCTTAAATCTTTATCATAAGTTTCAAATTCATTAAGAACATCTTTTTTAACCTCATTTTCATTAACTTCTTGTTTAGTTAAATATTCTAATAAAGTAATTTTATTGTCAATAATTTGATCTGAATTATCAATATCTTTAGAATTATAACTTTCAATTAAAGTATATAATGCAGCTAATTCTTTATAATTTTTAATTTTTGAACCAAAGAAAACATCTAAATCATAATGTTTTTTAATTTCATTAATTAAATTATACTTCTGTTTTTTTAAAGAAGTACGACTAAACTTCTTAGAGGATTCTAATATAGTAGATACTACTACATTTGCTCTACTTTCTTTTAAAACATTAGATTTTAAAATTGATTCGTATAACTTATATTCACGGCCTAAAGAAGTTTTTACAAAATATTTCTTTAAAATATCAATAGCTGGAGAATCTCCACCTTTTAATGTATCGGCAGTAATTTGACGCACCAATAGTTCAAACAGAATCCCTGTATTCTTGTACTTTGAGTGTTTTATCTTCATTAAAAAATATATTTATTTATAAATATTAGGAAATTTTTATTCCTTTAATTGTTTTTCGTCTAAAAGATTACTATCGTCTTTATTTTCTTCAAATACTAATTGTTTCTTATTCATTTTTTTAAACATGTCTTTATTTTTCAAATAAGTAACATCAGCTGATTCTAATGCTAATGCATTTTTATTAGTATCAGTTCTACTATCAGAAGAATCATTTTTATCAGTATCTTTCATACGTTTAGTACCTAAACGATCTTTTCCAAAATTACTATCTTGTTTATTAATATTTGATATTCCATCTTTAGGACGTCCTAAATCTGAATCCTTATCATAACCATCTGGGACATTACCAGGGTCAGAATACATTCTTCCTTTTCCATATAAAGAGGCTAAATCATGTGGTGTACCATATGATTTACCACTTTCAACGGGATCATTTCCTTCCGCCTCAATTTGAGCTAATCTGAAGGCACGTTTAGCATCTTCACGCATTAAATCTCTATATTCATCATATTGATCCTCAGATAAATGATAAATATTATCATATATCCAATCTGTAGGTAATAATTTTTGTTCCTTTAGTGATTGAGCTAATTCAGTTTTGGATTTCATTAACTCAATTTTTTCTTGTTCAAATATAATAGATGGAGTTTGCATTTCTAATGAGAAATTAGTTAATGCTTCATCTCTATATCCTTGGGCATATAAGTGAACTAATGCAATTTTATTTAATTCCGATACTACTATTCTTTGTAAACGTTCAATAGTACGAGCAAATCTAATATCTTCAGCAGCTAAAGTAGCTTTACCTTCTGTTGTTTCATCATATCCTAAAAATGCCTTAGGAATTTTAAGTGCTGCAAATAATTTATCCCTTAAATACTCTACATCTTGGATACCATCATAATCTAATCCTTTTGTTGTTTCAATTTTAGTAGTAGTATCATTTCCTCTTACTGGGATAAAGAAATCCTCCATCATGTTCTGCATATTATACTTTAAATTATACTCACCAGTTTTCTTATCTACGTGAGGAGTACGTTTCATATTAGTAATAGTTTTTTGCATAAATGCATCTATTTCATTAGGAGGTATAGAACCTACATTCATATAAAAAATACGTTTTTCTGGGGCACGTACAATTCTATGAATTAACATGGCATCCTCCATTAAAGTATATTGTTTAAATAATTTTCTGGCAGGTTCAATATATGAACGACCATAAGGAAGATAATTAGTATCACCAATCAATCTAAAGTGAGCCATTTCATAATTTTCAAAATAAATACCAGGTTTATTTTTATTATCAGATTGACCAGGTACTCTATACATTCCAGAATTAGAATTAACTAATCCATCAGGGGCATATCTATATCTTATATCAGCAGGATTTTCTGGGTTAAATCCTTCTTCTCTTGCTATGTGGTATGCTGTATAAGGTATTACATTATAAACACCAAATTTTTCTGAAACTTCTAATTTTAGGAAAAAATCTCCATATTTAGACATTTGTCTAATCCATGACCATAAATTAAATTCAATATTTAAAACATCATAAAATAAATTATATAGAATTTTTTGTATATCTTCATTAGATGATCTAATAGATAATATTTCTCCCATATCATTTTTAAGTGTTGATTCATCTGAAATGATATCTAAAGCAGAAGCAATGATTGCATCCTGATCCATTACGTCATATTCTGAATATAACTGGGGTCTTAAATATTGATAATTAAAATTAAATTGAGAACCATATAATGAAGTAGGATTAGTACTATAAATTCTATTATATCGATCTATTAATGAATTAGTTTGTAATTCACCACTAGTTTGAATGGTATTACTATCAATTACTTTTATTTGATTACCACCTACATTACGAATTATTACGTCAGTTGAAAATAATCTTTGTAATCTACTAAATAAGCCTGTATCTGCCATAGTATATAATTATTGTTATAAATATTATTATAAGAGCCAACTAATGTCCTCTTTACCATCTGCTGTATCTATATGGTAAGGATTATCATTACCAGTGGAAAAATACCCACCTTGATAGGCCGTTCTGTTTACTTTTATATTATTTAATGCACCCCTAGCCATATCTAAACCTCTTTGTCTATACTTAAGTGCTGTATCCCTTATGTACATAGCGATTCCAAATGCCATAACTAAATCATCATTGTAACCTCCCTGTGCTTCAGGTCTACCATTTTTCCAAATAAAAGTTCTCATTTCTTCTAATAATCTTTTAGATTGAAATGTTACACCTTTATCACTTAAATATTCTTGAAATTTACCTACTACCATAGGACGAGTCCTAGAAGACATAGTAAATCCTGGGGTCATTTTACTAGTATCCATATATTTTTCAAAATAAGAACTAGCATTACTTTCTACTTTAGGGGAATAATATAAATTAGGATAATTCCTATCAATAGCTACCTGTATTGTAGCCCAACCTATATTAGCATTTTCTATAACTAACATAGCTTCATTATACTCAGTTGCTAACCCTATTAGTAAATGACCATATTCTTTAGTTCCTATTTGTCCTTTATATTCAGCTACTTGTACATTATTTTCAATATCAATAACATGACAAGCAGAATAATCTTTACCATCACCTCTTGCAACATCGGCAACTACCATATAATC